CCATAGTCTGCAAAATCTTTATACATCTGTTCAACTAAAGAAGTTGTAGGTACAATTAACAGACCTTTTATATTCTCTATTTGCAAATGGCGAATGATACAGTATAGTATCAAAGATTTGCCTGATGCTGTTGGTGATAACAACAACAATCGTTTATTACGAACAGCATGAATGAAAGACTTTAATTGATAGTCTCTAACCTCATGTGGTAGATTTAATGTTTTAATAAACTCTGTGGCTTCAACAACAGAATATTCTTCAGTAACATTTACATTTGTATCTACTTCAAATGTATATTTTCTTTCTTCACAAAATTTACCAATATACAAAACAAGACCATGATATATTACCATGGTTCTTAAATCTAATAATCGGATTTTGCCATCCCAATATCTTGCTTTAAATGCAGGAGTAAATTGGTGACCAGGTACATAGAAAGTAAAATAATCAGAAAGTTCTTGAGCTATGTTTCGTTCACAATGGACACGAATGTAAGCTTCATCAACTTTCTCTAGCCTAATATCAAACACCTTGGATAAATCTTTCCCATGCTATAAAGTCACGCAATTGAAATGTTCGTGAATTCAATTCTTTAAGTATACTTTGGCACACATCAACAATTTCCTCATGCAACATCTTCTGTGCAGTCAGTCTGTTTAAATCTTCATCACTCTCAAAGTATGTAGTAATCTCGGATTTCAATACAAACGGAAATGGTTCCCAACCGTGGTGTTGTAGTTGGTCATCATCTAATTTACCAGTATAATATTCCCACTTCACCTTCTTCATTCTGTTATACTTGAACTCAGCTTCTTTTGCAAGCAAACGATGCCGTGAAAGTACATTCAAATACTTACTATGTAATTGGGGTATATTGATTAGTTCTTTGCCAGGTTCTGTTCTATCAATAACAGAATCTTTCGCCCACATATTTAATAATTCATCAAGTTTAGTCATACCAAATCCTCCTAGAAGGAGTATATCACAGTTAAATTACTTTGTCAACATTAAAATAGGAATATCTGAAGGTTGCATCGGCAGTAATGGTTGTATCTGGACTATCAGTTGTAGACATTGGGAATGAAGAAACACTGGTAGGGAATACATCAATGAATTTAAATCTATAAATTGGATTATTTGCCGATGAAAGTAATGTTAATGTTGCATCAGAATATTGTGGACCAAGGCCAGATGCTTGACGTATGCCAGCAGTTTTACTTAGTAGACCTAAATTTTCATACTCTTTAAAATTTGTTGGGAAAGTCATACCACGAATCCAATCGTGAACTTCTAACCAAGATTTTAAAGATTCATCAACCAAAAAAGTAACATTCAACAAATCATAGATTGCTTTTTCACCTGGTCTGTATAAGTCCACAAAAGGAGTATTCTGTGGAATTTCAGATAAAGAGATACCAGGAACAGTTACAGTCTGGCAAAAATACTGTATGTTTGGCAACCTAGCAAAGTTTAATTGAAACTTATTAGGATGTAAGTAGTTTGGATTTTTAGGATTTCTGTTAAGTGCTGTCATAGTGGACTATTTAGGCTAAAAAAAAGACCACCCGAAGGTGGTCTTTTAAGAACTCTCTTAACGGAGTTTTTTCAATTACATAATGTTTTTGATAGCAAAAGCACGATAGTAATTGTTTGATTGCTTAGTCAATGCACCAAGACCTTGAGTAGTACCTTCAGCAAATGGGTTGGCAACTAGACCATAACGAGTCTTGAAACCAATTTTTGGTTGGAAAGTACCAGTATCAACTGCACGAACCATTTGTAGAGGAACGTAAGGGCAGTAGAAAATACCAGCATCATATGCATTTGTACCTTTGTAACCAACAACAGCAAATTCGTTGGTTGAAGAAGTACCAGCAAATGGGTCGATATAAACTTTAAGGCGACCGAACATTGTACCAGCAAATGTGTTACCTGTATCGTCAACTGTTAAGTTAACTTGACCTTGTAATGCTGAGTTGTAGTCAAGAAGACCAGCCATCGCAAATGCAGATGCAACATCTGAAGAAACGATAATCATGTTACCTTTACCACGGCGAGTTGTCTTAGCAATGGTGTTAGCTTCACGTTCAATTTGGAAAGCAAGACCTTTGATTTTTTCAACCATCCAACGACCGTTTGAGTCTGTGTCAAGGTCAAATACAGCTGCGTTAGTTGTACCAACTTGGCAACCCAACTTAGCGACACCGTAAATAGTACGAACAACTTCACGGTTAATTTCAGCAAGAATCTCTGTAGAGAGAATATTTGCCAATTCTGTTTCTGCGTCTAAACCGTGGACTGCTTTTAAATCTTGTGCAAGTTCCATTGAATACTCGGCCTTTAGAGCACGTGTACGAGCAGTTACAGTAACTTTCTCAATTGAGAATGCCATTTCTTGGAATGTGTTACCAACGGCACCATCACCTAAAGCTTCAGCAGAACCTGTTGTCATTCCAAGAGCAGCTGCAGCGTTCGATGTGAACACTTCAGTTGTGTTAGCAGCAACTGAAAGAGCAGTCAACTGGCTAGCAACTTGAGCAATCAGAGCAGTATTAGCACCACCAAATTGTGTGTTAGCTTCGTTGAAGAATGCTTCTGTACCACCTTGTGATGCATAACGTGTACGCATTGCAAAAATCAAACCTGTAGGACCTGTCATTGGCTGAACGCCGCAAACATCATAAGCGATAAGATTTGGCAATGAACGGCGAACCAAACTAATTAAGATTGGATCAAAACCGGCTGTTGGGCCGCCCGCAGCTGAAGAACCACCGAAACCGCCTGTACCAGCAAAGTTTGTTGGAGGGCCAGCTTCGTTAAGCATACCAGCTGATTTTTGCATCTCAACTGCTTGGTTTTCAAGAATAACGGCTGTAACAGCCTTGCGATATGGGTCTTTAATAGCTGGCATATCTGGATGATCCAGAACGCCTTCCCATTTCTTTTGTAGATTTTCGGACAAATACATATTATCTCCTAGTTTTTATAGTTTTGTTTTGGAAATTGCTTGTGCGACTGCATTAACGAATGGGTCATTGATGACTTTCTTTTCGTCTGCATCGCCTAATTCCTCATGCAACTGTTGTTCATCAGCACGCTTGGTGCCAGATGGGAAGTAGTTCTCACGGATGTTTTCAAGTTTAGTTTCGTATTCTTCCTCTGTGGAGAACTCAACACCCTCTGCGAGTGTTTTGATTTTTTCAACTTGAGTGGCTGTGAGGCCTTCACAAACAGAATGAGTAATTTCATTCTTGCGGGCTTCAACTAAAGCTTTTTTAGTTTTAATACCACGCTCGATTTCTTCATTGAGAGATGACTCAAGTTCTTCAACTTTAGTAGCTAACTCATCAACAAGGTCGACTTTTTCTGCAGGAACATCAATGTAGTGTTCTGCAAACAGGTTACGCAAACCTGAAATAAATTCTTCGGTAATTTCAGAACGTAAACCAGATTCGATAGCGATTTGGTTTTCTTCCATCCATTGTTCAACAACGTATGATAGGTAATCATCAACCTTTTCGGTTAAATCAGACTTGATAGCCTCAACGGCTTCTTCAAGCATACCTGCATAACGAGTTTCAGTTTCTTCTTCAATTTGTGTAACACGGTCATTAACACGAGCTTCAAAAATTGTAGAAACTTTAGATTTGAATTCTTCAGAGATGGTAGAATCGTCAGCAAAGAGAGCGTCAACGTCCTCTTTCATCTTTTCTTTCATCTTCATTTTCTTCATCATTGCTTTGTCTTCGGCTTCATCACCGTGCATTTCAGCAATAACACCATCTTCATTTTCTGTTTCTTCCATTTTAGAAGACGCATCTGATGGTTTAGTTGTAGGTGCGGTTGCAGATTTTGCAGCCTTTGTTGTGTCAATTTTAGCCGAGTCATCGTCTGACTTGTAGTTTTGTGGTGTTGGTCCACCCAAATCTACAGCATCACTGCCTGGCATTTTTTCCATCGGCATACCGTTTTTACCCTTGCTACCTGCAAGAATTTCTGCGGCTGCCTCAAATAATTTGTTTGATGACATTAGGAATCTCCTTATCGTTTCTTATTTATAAAATTAAAGTTTTCTGATGAAATTTTCAAACAGATTGAAAGCAACCTGTTCAATATCTTTGCGTGATGCTTGTTTAATTTGTCTTTTTGCGTTATCTATATCAACTTCAACAAAACGACCTTCAACAAACAACCATTCTTTATTCTCCATGATACCGTTAACAAAAGCGCCTGGTGCAGATGGGTCTGCAACAATGTCAGCAGCGGTTGCTAATCTGAAGTCATCTTGAACAATGTTGTAACCTTCCTTAGTTGCTTGTAATGAACCCATACCACGGGAAGATACTCCAAGGTTTACACCCGAATCCATAAAGTTTTTAACTATCTGTCCGTAAGGTGTATCAAGAATTAGTGCTTTACCAATAAAAGATTCTCCGTTGTCCGTAAGTTCAACAATCTTATGAGATACTCTTTCAAGGTTAATAGATGGTGTGTCTGGATGACCTAGTTCTCCAAGCGCACGGTTAGTTTTTACATATTCTTCGTTGTATCGTTTGACTTCATTACTTAGGATGTCTTTCGTATACATACGATTGTTTTTGTTTGGTTTGTCATACACAAGAACA